TGGCAGGTGTGCCCCTTCCTGCATTTCTTTTGACCTATAAGGTGCGTGGTAGCACTTATCTCCACTTCAATTCCTATATTACTATTGTATATATATTATACAACTTTTATTCCTTTTTGTAAATAATTTTGTTTTTTTCTTTTAATCTTCTAACATTTTTATCTCTTACCCTGTAAAAAGTCATAATAGAATTTTTGGTATGTACCTCATCTTGTTCTATTACTAATTTTATTATTATATTTAAATTTGTTTCCTCTATATGTTTAATCATCATTGCTGTATTTTCATTTTTTAAGTCCTCTAATATTATATCTGGTTTCTCTAGTACATCTTTAATATTTTTAAAATAAAGTTCAAAATCATCTTTATGTCTTTCTATTATATGTTTAAAACGTTCTGATGTAAGAATTACTTCATCTGTAAGTATTTCTTCAGATATTTTTTTAAACTTTTTTATATCAATTTTTCCTATATTTATGTAGTCTTCTTCCATTATTTTTCCTTTCATTTATGTTTAATATTATAATTTATATATTTTGCTTTTTCAATACTTTTGGGTATAAACACATAAATTAGTCGAATTATTCTTTCCTCTTGTTGTATTTTACACTAGAAATCATTAAAATTGCCCCTAAAAATGTATCTATAGCCATTACTGTTCCAGATATTGCTTCTCCATATGGTAAATCCCATATCCCTGCTAATGCTAAATATAGTGTTGCTAAAGCTGGTAATACAATTTGTGCTATATATTTTAAAATATCATATGTTTTATTTTTCATTTCTTCCAATCCTTTCTGTTAATATTTCTATTTTACTGTCTGTTTTCTCCATTTGTTGTTTTAATAACTCTAAAGATACTGCTGTATTTTCATTTGTCTTTTTTATTTCTTCTAAGCACTTGGCATTTTGTTCTATTGTTTCTGCAATTTTCTTTTTATTAGAAATCCAATCCCAAATAAATAATCCAACTATAATTGCAGACACTGTATAATTTCCAACTAAACTAAGTATTTCTTCCATTTTGCACCTCGTTTACTTTTTCTTCTATTTGTAAAATTCTATTTTCTACTTGTAGCCATTTTGTATCTCCAGAATTTTTTCTTTTGTTGTAATCGATTTCTTGTATTATGCTAACAATAAGATTTCCAGATAATAATATAAAAACTAAAATTGCTAAAGCTATAATTGTTTTTATCTTTTTTTCTTCCATAATTAGAACCTCCTTATTGTTTTACTTCTTTCCATGCAGATGGATATTCTTCTGGACTCCATACACAATTATTTAATACACATTCATATTTTTTACCTTTATATGTAACCTTGTCCCCTATTTTGTAAGCATCGTGTGCTCCTAGAGGTTGTTTATATTCTGGATATTCTATTTCTGGTTCTTTTTGTCCGTCTAATGCATCTAGTCTAACGTTGTGTTCCTCTATTACTTTCCATATTTCTTTAAATTGTTCTTGTACGCTTGCATAGCTATTACTTGCCTCTGCATTTTCTCTTGCTATTTGCTCTAATTCTTCTTTTTCTTTCTCTGTAATAGCATTTTCTATCCATATTCTGTTAATTTTATATAAAATATCTTTTAATTCATAATTTCCTTTTAAAATTTCATTTTTGATTATTTCGTACATGTTTACCTCCTAATTTAGCATTGCATTAGACAATGCACTAATTCTATTATCTATATAAGTTTTGGTGTCTGCTACATATTTAACTTTTAACTTTGCTTGTTCTGTATTTATATTGGTTTCTAATTTATAAGTTTCTGCGTTTTGTAGTGTATTATAGGCTTTTTGTTGCGCTTCAGAAAATTTTTCTGTTTCTTCTGCAAGTAAATTGTACTCTATTACAACTGGTTTTCCTTCTGCTTTTTTATTTGCTAAAAAAGCCTTAAATTCTTGTACTGTTTTGGTTGTAAAAGATATATATATGCTATCCCATATATGCAATATTCCTTCTTCTTCTGTAGAATAGACCTTTTTTGCTGGAAAATAATTAGATAATACGTCTAGTTCTGTTCTATTTCCTATATTTACCATTGCTCCTTTTAGACTTAATTGGAATGTTGCGTAATTTTCTTTTTGCATTTCCAGTATCCATTCTTCTGTTCCATCTAATATTTTTTGTTTTCTTAGATGGTGTATTCCATTTTTATCTATATAGTCTTTTTCTGCCATTTTTTGGTTTGGATTAATTGGGAATAAATAGTTTTGTCTTTTACTGTTATCCCCATTAGAAACTATTATATTTATATCTTTATCTACGTTCTGTATTTCTATAGGTGTTGTGCTACTTGGTTCTGCAGATTGTAAAGAATTACCATAAATATTAACTACAGCTGGGAATCCACTGCAATCTGCAATATTAATAGTAGTTGCAATATTCGTTTCTACATTAATTAAATTTTGTTTAAGCAGTTCAACTTTTTTTCTTTCTTTGTCTAACAATACCCCTATTTTTACTTTTTTGTTATACCATTTTGTACAGTTGGCACAACATCATTATCGTTAATTTCTTCTACTGCATTAAGCTGGGAAATTTTTATTGTTTCACTCATTTTTTTCTCCTTCTATTTCAATTTTTTCTCCCGATTCTGTTGTTAATAATAAAATGGATTCTGTAGCTAATATAGGTATTTTTGGATATAATTTAATTTTTAGTTTAAATTTATCCTGAGTATATATTGTAAGTGGTTCTATTATTATTTTTTTAAATACTATGTTTTTTTCTTGCATTATAGACACTTCCTCCACTTTCCATTTTTCTTTATTAATATAACTGCATTTTTTCTTACTCCATCTGCTATATAATAGCCCAATTGTGCTCTTTTCCTTTCTTGGTCTGCTATGTAGTAGTTAATAGTTTTTTGCTTTCCATTAAATATACATTGTACCTTTTTAGAGCTTGTCCAATCTTGGTGTTCGTTGTTGGTTATTAGTATAAATTCCACAGTTGTTTTGTTAAAACTTGTTAGTGCTTTATATAATTTATCTAATTCTTCTTGTGTAAATGTAAAAGTTAAGTTATTACTTTCTAATTTTCGTCTTTCTGCTATTACTGTATTTCCTACTTTAATGGTTAAATAGTTCCACCAGTTAGATTCATTTGCTTTTGTTATATTTATTACATCTCCAAAGAAGAAATCGTTTAAATTTGTAAATTTAGCAATATCCAGTGTTCTCACTCTATATACAGAAGAATAACTATCTATTCCGTTTACCGTGGCTTTTAGCTGTATAGTATAGTTAGTATTAGGCGTTAATCCTTGTACAGCAAAAGTAGCTTCTTTATTCCAACTTCCCCAATATGGAGTTATATTCTGCCAATTCCCATTATCTAATTTATATTGTATTGCATCTACTGTCTTATCCAGACTGTAGTGTACATCAAAATGCTCCAGCATTGTGTTTTGTATATCTACAGCTGTAAAATTAGCTTGTCTTGGAATTTGTGTAAGCCATACATTTGCTCTGGCTTCTCCCCATAAAGGTCCATATCCAGAACCGCTAGGCAAATCTCCAGAAGCTGCAATTTCTATATTTAAACTTCCATCCCAATTATGCGGTATGTTATCTACAGTAGCAGAAACAAGAGCTATAGTAGTACCAGGACTTAAATTAATATTTAAAGTATTGCTAAATTCTCTTCCTGCAATCCATAATTTTTGCGTTTTATTATTCGCATTAGATCTATGGTTATTACATTTAATATAAGACGTAGCCCTAATAGAATTTGTGTTATTCTGGTAATTAACATTAAATTCTTCCCATTCTATATAGTATTCGTATGCTTCTGGATGTTGGGTTACATATCCGTCTATTCTGTTCATATTTTCCTCCTACTATCTAAACCAGGTTATAGATAAATCCCCTTCTTTTCCTTGTGTATCGTCTGGCTCATTTTCGAATATTTTTAATCTAGAATTTAGAAAAAATGCACTTCCATCTTGCACTTTCGCTAACTCCTGCTCTAATTCCTCTAGTTTAATATTGTATTGCTGCTCTATATAATCAAAAATTGTATCGAAATCTAAAAAAGTTCTTCTATCTTCAAATTCGGAAATTCCACTTGCAGAAGTTTTAAATCTTGCTAATTCATATTGGTAAATTCCTGCGTTGTTCTTTACAATATTATCTTGTCTTAAAGAAGGATAATTGCTTGCATTTTTTATAATTTTATAGCTTGCCTGTTCGAAGCTAGAAGCAGTATTTACAGCATCTAAATTAATTTCCAATACTAAAGAGCAATACTGGTTATCTGTATCTGCTACAATATCTTTTCCAGAGTCTTCCTCTAAAAATCTTCCTTGTATACATATAGCCCCAGGAGCAATATGTATATTGCTTCCTGTAGATGTTATCTTCATTCCTTCTTTATAGTTGTTGCTTACCCCATTTCTGCCATGTAAAAAAGTATTAATAAAAAGAGCAAAAATTGGATGCCCAAAAAGTTGCTCCGAAAAAACGTGTCCTTTTAACATTATCTCCTATTCCTTTCTTTTAATAATTTGTCTATAAAACCTATTCGTATATTTCCACAAGTATATTTATACATTTTGCTTCCTTTTACTCTATTTACTGCAGATATATATGTATCGTAAATTAAAGACTCTTTTGTTTTTATTGTTATAGGTGTTCCCACCTTTAGTTCCCTGTTGTAATAATTAAATGTTACATTGTGGTTGTATATATTGCCTTTTATAACATCTAGCGCTTGTTGTCTTGCATCTTCTATATTTTCTGCATATATAACTTCTGTCTTTCCCTGCGCTCTATCTGGGTCTAGCATATTTTCTGTTGTTGTTCTATCTGTTTTTAGATATAAGGTGTATTTTTGTCCGTCTTTAGTTAGTACTATAACTTTTGCTACAACATCTGTTTCGAAAACTTCCACATAATTAGAAATTGGCTGTGCATTTACGTCTATTAGTTCTTTTTTAGCTTCTTTGTTTTCTATTGTTATTATTAACTTTTTACCTTCTATGGCAAAATCGTAAGATATATTATAGTTTTGTGTGCAATTTGTCATAAAAGTATGCAAATTAAATATATTGTTTTGTACGTCTACTATTGTGGAAACAGATACATTTAATTTTGTATGTGTTTTTATTCTTATTTCCATATATTCTCTGTTTAATAATACGTCTTCGTTGTTTATAAAATTCTTTCTTATTTGTTCTGCAATATAATCTTCTATACCCACATTCCTAATTATTTCTTCGTCTAATTTTTCTAAAATCCATAGGTTCTGTGGGCTATTGCTAAATTCCCATATTTGTATATTAGAACCATTTGCAACGTTTGCATCCTTTAAATCTATAACAAAATTGGTGTTTGCTAAATTTATAGCATAGATATTAGTATCTTTCTTACTAAACGTCCATTTTTGTGCTGCATTGTCTGTATCTCCCCATGTTTGTATATTTGTGCCATTTTCAAACACAGCTCCCTGTACATCTAGAGCCATACCAGAAACTGCATTTAATATTTTATATGTTCCGTCTGCTCTCTTCTTAATTCTAAATTTTTGCGCGTTTGTATTATTACTTTCGTACAATTGCAAATTTGCACCAGCTTCTAAAGATCCATCCAGAATATCAAAAACAAAATTATAGTTTAGTTTACTGTGTATTCTGTAGTATCCTTCTTCTATATTGTTGGTATTTACAATATTCTGGTTTAAGATTATATTTTGGTCAAATATATTAGTAATATACTTAATTATGTATTGGTACACACTAGTACCGTCTTCATTTTCTATGTTTTGGATAACTCCCCAATATATAAATTCATTATTTTCTTTAATTATTACTATATCGTTAGCCTTTGCAGTTGTTTTCTTTAATACTTTTACTGTTGTATTCGCGTTTGTTTCTTCGTCTATATTTATTTCGTATTCTGGTAACTGTGCGACATCTTTAACACTAAAATCTCTATAATCAAATATGTACATGTATGTTTCTTCTGTTGTTATTTTAAGTGGTTTTCTCTTTAATATTCTTACATCTATACTTGTATTTTCTGTTTTAGAATCTTCTGTACAGGTAATCTCTGCATTGTATATTCCACCTATTTCTGGCGCTGTTAGTTCTACTTCATATTCGTCTGTGTTTTTGTTATATATAGCATTATATTTTTTATTATTAAATTCTACTACTATATTAGCCATAATTTAAACCACCTTATAATATGCATATACAACAATTTCTGCACTTAATATATCGTTTTCTGCGGATAATATTAGTTCGCAAGATTTGTTTTGTGGGAATTTAATTACGTTATTATTAGCAGGATTTATATATTCTAAATCAAATAAGTCTGTATATGTTCCATCTGTATTTTCTTTTCTTATATAGAAATCTTTTTCTTGTGTAGAATATTCAAATGTCTCATATTCCTTTAAGTCTACATTTACTAAAACTTCTTGATATATATTTCCTTCTATCTTTAATGTTAATTTAGGTTTAGAAACTGGACCTTTAATTTTTACAGTTATAGGAGCTGGAATGTGTCCTTTATTTATATATTCCAGTATTCTGTTGTTGTAATCTACAAATTTACTGTCCCACCTAAAATTCCACCTTATTTCTCTATCTTGTGCAGATGTTGTGTATATTGTTTTATTTTCTTCGTACCACAAGCTTAAGCAGTCAAATGCCACATTGCATTTTAGTATTCCATCTATGTCTATTTGCCCTTTGTCTATTAATTGGATTTTTACATTTTTAAAATATTCTTTTACTGGAATATTTTTATATGGTATTTTATATCCAAACCTTATTTTTTCAGAATTTTCCACATAATCTACAAATTTTTTAAAATTATCATAGTTGCTAAAATTTGCTATTCCATTAATCTGCCCTTGTTCCATTTTTCTTAAAGTATCTATAAAAGAATTTCCTATTTTCTCGTATATAGTGTTATACGAATATCCCAATCCATTTGGTTCCGATAAAAAACAAAAATTGTTTAAATCCATTAAACTAAATTCTTGTCCTTTTTCATTCAACAGTCTAAATTGTCTTACCATTTTCTCCTCCAGTTCAAAATAAAAAAAGAACAGCTAAAAAACTGCCCTTTTTCTATAAATTTAAGCTATATAACTACTCTAATAACAAAATAAAACGGCTTATAATCTATTCTCGTAAGCCGTTTTTTTACATTATTTAGTTCAAAAACATCTTATCTATCCAGTTTCTGACTAATTTCTTGTAATAAATCTATTATGGTTTCAGTAATTTTAAATAAGAATATTTCTGGCGCTATAACTATAAAAATTATTATTGCAATAGAATATAATTTCATAATAAAAAATATTACAGCAAAAATCAAAGAAAGCACAATCATTATAATCATTGTCGTATGGACAAATTTAGATCTTTTCTCTGTCCCATGTAGTTTTGCCTCTCTATTAAATGCTTCAATATTTACCAAACATTCTGGACATTGTTCCGATAAATCTGGAATTACTTTTTTACAATTTGGACATAGCATTTAAAATCCCCTCCTTATATGTTATGTATTATTATAACATATAAGAAATCTTAAGAATACATATTTCCATATTTTTTATTAACATAGTTAAAACATTGTTCTAGTTTTTTTTCATCCAGTGTTTGGGCGTATATATTTACATTATATACATTGCTATTATTTATATTTTTTTGTGGTATAGCACTATTTTTAACTATTCCATTATCGCTCAGTTTTATTAAACTATTTAAACTTCCATTATATGCACTATTTATTAATTCGTTTGATATGCTTTTAAATAAGTTATTGTTTGTTCTCTTTTTGTTCAGACCTTTATTAAATTCATTATTTGCTTCTTTTCCATAATTATTTAATGTATTTAATATCTTTCTTCCAGATTTGTTTGCACCTATTTCTGCTCCTTTAAAATAGTCATCTAATGCCTCTTCTGCTAGTACTGATGGTGAACCATCACCAAGACCTTTTCTAAATTGACTATTTCCTCTATGTCCAATATTAAATAGTAAATTCCAGAATGAACCTGAACTTGAATTTAAGCCTTTTTCTGCGCCTTCTAAATAGTCGTCCGAAGCAGCTTTTCCAGTGTTTGAATTGTATTTTTCTCTAAATGCTTCGGCTGCTCTTTCTCCTAAAGAAGCGTTTGCTCCTGGCAATGTTGTATTAGTAGATATTTTCTGTACTAAGTTTCTTAATATTTTTTGAACATCTTCTGGTAAAACTGCTATTGCTTTGCTGAACTCTTCTGTTGAATATTCCGCAATATTTCCGTAGACTCTAACCATTTCTGGGGTTAAATCCTCTACTTTTGTTATTTGTCCTCCTAAGGATTGTACTACTTGTTGTAGTTGCTTTTGGTCTGCTTCTATTTGTTTTTGGTACATCTGATTATTAATATTATTTCCTGCATCTGCTTCTTGTTGCTTTAAATTTTTATATGTGGTTAATCTGTCTGTTAGTATTCCTAATTGTTTTAATGTTTCAGTTTGTAAATTAGAAGTATTTGTTTGTAATGTGACTGCATTTCTTTGCATTAATTCTTCTAATGAATCTGCTGTTCCTTGTGTCATTAAAGCAAAGTCGTATTCATAGTCAGCTATAGTTGTATTGTAGTCACTTAGCATATCTTTTTGTTCTTGATATGTTTTCGTTAAAGACTGTAAATCTAAATCCAATTGAGTTCTTCTTCCATAATCTGCAAAAGCATACTCTTCTCTGTTTTTTTCTATTTTTTCTTCTAGATTCATTATTTCTTTTTCTGCTTTTATTCTTTTTTCTATAGCTTCATCATATGCTTTTTGCTCAGCATTAATTATTGCTTGTGCTTTTTTCTTTCGTATCGTTATGTCTATTGTATCTTGTAAGTCTTTATAACTTTTTATTACACTACCATTTATCTCTATTTCTTTTCCTAACGCATTTGACAATGTGGATACTATTGCTTTTGCTCTATCTTCATATCCTTTTTTTATTTCTCCATTTTCGTTTGTTATTTTTTTCAATTCTTTCCAAAGCGATTGTGTCGTATTTATTTGTGCAAAATCTGTTGCTAATTGTGCTTCTTGTTTTATTTTTAAATCTTCAAAAGCTTTTGATTGTTTTTCTAATCCTAGCCTTAATGTGTTAGACTCTCTAGTAATTTTAGCTTGTTCTAAATGATATGCATACATTGCAGCAGTTCCTACACCTATTATTCCTGCTGTAGCGCTCGCTGTTCCACCAAACAATCTTATTATATTTGCTAACGCTTTAAGTCCTTTAGATGTACTTCCTATAACTTTTAATAAAGGTCCAAATCCAGCTGCTAGCAAAGCTATTTTAGCAACATTTTCTTTCTCTTCGTCACTCATATCTTCTAGACATTCTATAAAATCTTCTGCTTTGTCTATTATTTTTTCTAAAACTGGCAACATTTCTTCGCCAAAATCTGCACCTAATTTCTGTAATCTTTTTAATTGTGTTTCAGCTTTGTTTTTAGTTGTACTATATAACTCCTCTATAGAGTCTTGCATAGAATTACTACTTTTGGAAATTCCTGCATCCATCTTGCTAAAACTTCCTACTACTGTAGGTCCTAAGTCTTCCCACATAGTACCAAATAAGTCTACACCAGCAATGCTTTGGGATACTTTATCGTCCATTTTAGCTAGTCTATTTACAACCTCTATAAAGGCTTGTTTAGCAGTTTCTCCTCCATTTGCAAATTTCTTAGTCATTACATCTGCATTAAGTCCGATTCTTTTAAAACCATCTATAGTGGTATTAGAGCCGTCTATTGCTCTTATACTAAATTCTTTTACTGCATCACCGATTTTGTCTAAGTTAAATGCACCATTTTGAGAACCTACTTTAAATATATTAAACATATCTTCTGCTGTTAGTCCTAATTTTTTAAATTGCACAGAATATTCATTTATGTTGTCTAATAATTCGTTAGAGAAATCTAGTCCTTGTTTTTTTCCCTCTGCTATAAGATTAAAAGATTCATCTGCAGAAATATTAAAATGATCCATTAAAGCTTTTACAGCTCTAACGCTTTCTGCTACTTCATATCCAAATAAATCTCTTAATGCTATAGCCTTTTCTGTTATATTTTCTAAACTTGTTGCATCTATATCCTTAAGTTGCATTTTAACTGCAGACATAGAATTTGCAATATCTTCGTATCCATCTCCATAATTGGCTGTATTAATATTTTCTAATACTTTTTTGTATTTCTCTGTTTCATTTTTAGCTGTATTTGTGGAAGAAATATATTTTGCAACTGCATCTTCTACAGACATTGCACTATTTACCATGGCAACTCCACCAGCTACTACTGCTCCAGATACTACAGTCGCTTTATTTCCTAAATCATTAATTTTATCGCTTGCTTTAGAAATTTTATTTCCATATTCTTCTATTTTCTTGCTAGCTTTGCTAATTTTGCTATTCTCTGTATTAAATTGCTTTAATTCGTCTGTTAGTCCATTTAATTTGTTTTGTGTAGTTATTATCTCTCTTTGTAAGTTTCTATAGTTTTCTTCAGAAATCTTACCTCCAGAAGCCATTTTTTTATCTGCTTCTTCTTTTATTTTTTGTAGTTGCTGTAATTTGTCTTGTGTTGTGCTTATACTTTTATTTAATATATCTTGCTTTTGGCTTAGAAGTTCTACATTACCTGGGTCTAGTTTCAATAAGCTGTTAACTCCTTTAAGTTCCTTGCCTAAAGAGCTGCTTTGCGCATTTACTTTGTTTAGTGCTTTTTGTAGTTTAGAAGTATCCCCTCCAATTTCTACTATAATTCCTTTTATATTTCCTGCCATTTATTCCTCCTAAGATATTGCTAGCATGTCCCAATCTTGTGTTGTTGCTTCTTTGTATTTTGCTTTCTTTGCATTATTTATTTTGTTCATATTTATTATTAATATTTTGCATACATCTACATAGGATAGTTCCTCTAAATCTTTACAACTTAAGCCTAGTTCTAAACATTGTTTTAAAAAAGTGTGCTCTTGGAAAATAATATCTTCTTCTTGTTTTTTGGTAGTCTTTATTTTTTCAAGTTCTTCTTTTACGTCTTTACTATAGAAATTATCTATTAAATATTCTATTATTTCGTTTGTTGTATTAGGCTCTATTATTTCATTTTTGTGTTCATTTTTCCATTTTTCAAATCTATTTATTTTTTTTGGATTATTATTATAGATAAGTATATATACTAATTTTAGTATTATATTAACCATGTTATCTACATCGTTTTTTTCTATTTTTTGTAAGTTAATTTTTATCAAATATTCTTTAATCCTATCTAAATCATCAAAAATATTGGCGTTAAATACTTTGTTATAGTATATGTAGGTCATCGCATTGCAATAACCTACATATTTTTTGTTTCCTATTTTAATTAGCATATTATACTCCTGCAGATGCGTTTTTTTCGTATACTTTTGTAAAGAATGTATCGTATAATTGTTTATTTGTTTCACTTGGCTCCATATATGCCTTAACCATTTTATCACTAGTTCTTGGGGACATAGTTATTGTCATTGTTTCTTCTCCAGCTTCTATGCTTTCTTCTTGTGTGTTGTTTTCTCTACTTGGTCTTGTAGCTACGCAATCATAAAATACCCATCTTCTAGCTTTTTCGTCCCCTTTTCCTTGGAACATTAATGCAAATCTTGCTGTTTTGTCGTCTGCATTTTCTAAAATTGCTCCATTTTTATCTTTTGTTTGTCCTAATATTTGTGTTAAAAACTCTTCTGGCGTAATTAATAATACTAAATCTCCTTCATAACCTTGGTTAGAGTTAGCTTTAAAAAATACGATATTGTCTGCGTATACTTTTGTTAAATCCCCTTGTGGATCCATATTTAAACCTCTTGCGCCTTTAATTGGGAATGGTTTTCCATATGTTATTCCATCTTCTGTTTCTGTTAATACTGCTACGTAGCATTGTTCTATACCATATAATATTTTGTTGTTTGTTTCTGGCATGTTCTTTCCTCCTAATTTAAAATTTCAAAAAAATAACTTACTTGCCAGACTCCTTCGCCTTCCAAATAAGTTTCTTCTGTTTTATTCCAAGAAATATCTCCTAGAATAATATCTTCTATTTTGTTTTGTTCTGTTGTATTTTTATCTGTATATGTGTAATCCAATTTTATTGGTAATATTTTTTTGTAAACCTTGTTATCTGCCATAAAATTGTCTGTATCTGTAGATATTGCAACTAAATGTGGAGGTTCTGTTGGATTTTTAAATCTTCCATATGCATATTTAAATCCTTGTTCTGTACATCTTTGTTTTAGTTCCTCTAATGTCATTTCAGACCTCCTATGTCTTTTTTTAGTTTGTCTTCGAATTTCTTACTGTATTCTTGTTCTATTGTTCTTATGTGTGGTTGTGGTTTAGTGTGTCCACCATCTGCAGTAGCATGTCCAAATTCCAATAAATGCGTAAGTCTGTAATGTTCCTTATTGTATAATTTAATTTTATAAACGTTCTTGCCTTTTTTATCACTTTTTAATTTCCATCCTTTAGCATAATCTCCTGTTGCTCCTTTGGGAGATTTTTCTTTTATTGCAATTACAGCTTCTTTGCCAATTTCATTTGCATCTTTTTTTACTATTTCGCTTATATCATCTGCATATCCTTCTAATGCTTTTATTATTTCTTTAGATAACATATCTCCAGTTATACTTTTAGACATCTTTAAGCTTCCTTTCGCAAATAAGAATTAATACGTCTACATGTGGTGTTGCCACTCTTATTATGGAATAGGTAACTCCCATATATTTAAGTTCTTTTGCACCATTATAGTTTAAAGCACTTATCTTAATTCTTAATGTTGGTTTATATCCAGATTGGTTTGCTTCGTAGTATTCTGTAGCATATATATCTTCTACTTTAATAATTGGTATTGGTGTTTCTTCTTCTGTTTCTTTTTCTACTCCAATTTCGTCTTGTATAATTTTTTTAGTTATTAATATACATTCAACATCTTGCATATTTATTTCTCCTTATATTCTCCAGATAAACCTAAATTAGCACAGATGCTTTTATATGCATTCTGTGCTAATTCTTTTTCTTTAATGTCTACATTACCAAAATTAGATTTAACAAACATTACAATAGCAGACTGTAATAAAGGTTTATCCGTATTTTCTGTTACATCTATCCCTTGTCTTCTTAAGTCTGCTATTCCTGCTTGTATCCACATTTTTATTTCTGTATCTTTAAGAGTTGCAGTTGCAACAATACTTAAAGATTCTTTTGTTATTTTAAGTAGTTTATCCATTCTGCTCCTCCTAAGCAATTTTATTTAGTTGCTTTTGTATCAACTTTACCTCTAGAAGCTGTCTTATTATTTTTTGTTTCTACCTTTGTTGCTTCTTCGTTGCTTTTTTCTTCTACCTTCTCTTCAGAAATTTCTTGTGTTTCTTTTTTAGTATCTTCTTCTAATTTTAATACTGTTGGCATTGCTTGTGCTACAGGTTCTTTAAAATTTTTAACTATATAATCTAACACTTCGCACGTTGTTTCTCCTGTTACTTGTTTTATAGAAGTAGCAGTCGTTATTTTTAGTGCTAACTGCTTTAATAGTTCTACTTTAGTATTCATTTTTTGTTCCTCCTATTAGTCTTTTTGGCTATACGCAAAGTAATTTGGTCTTGCTACACCGTCATAAATTGCATATCCTCCATATACTATTCTTCTTGGTTTTACTTTAGATTCCCTGTCTACTCTCACTGGTGTAACTTCGTTTAATATGTAGTTTTTCATGTTTCCTGCAATTATATCGTTATCTTTTAAATAAGGATCAACTTCTACTGGAACTAATTTATTTGTTGCTATTCCTTGTAAAAATGGATAGTTTCCATTATTGTCTTTGTAGCTTACTATGTCTATGTTTACATTTGTAGAAACATATGCTTTTGCTCCTCTTCTAGCTTCTTTAGATAGTTTTTTGTAAGCAGATATTATTCTATCTACTGGTGTTTCTCCTTCTTTAATAGCAACTAAATCTTTTGTAATTCCTCTTGGTTTGTTTGCTCCATCTCCATATATAATTGCATTAACTAAAGCTATACCCATTTTTGCTGCTAGTTCTTCTACTATAAATGGAATAAAACTTTCTACTGCCATTTGTTCTAATTTCCATGTAATTTCAACATCTTTAGCTAATTCCCAACCTGTTAATTGTAAATTAGCATATTTTTGTCCTTCATTTTTTGTTTCTTTAAGCTCTGTGTACCATTCTGCATCGTCTGCTTCATCTAGGTATGGTAGTTCTATGTTTCCTGCTACGTTTAATTTTCTTACATCTCTGTATATAGGACTAGAATCTACTATAATTTCCATAATATCATTTCTTACAGTTTTAGGAATAAATAATCCACCATTATTAATTCCTTGTGTTTCTGCTTCAGATTTAACAAATTCTGTGTCTGTTGTTGTAATAGCATCCCCTAAAGCTCTTTTTTCTGCTTCTGTAAAATCTTTTTCTGGTCTTCCCATTAATTTCTTTGCCCACGCTGTTCTATATTCTGGACTTTCTAATACTTGTGTTAATGTTCTTTTTTCTTCTTCCATTGCTATTCCATCCTCTCTAACTTTTAAACTTCTTTCTTTAAGATTTTCAGCATCATTTTTTAATTGGTTTAATGTGCTCTTTGTTAATAATTGCCTTTCTTCTTCTTTAGTAATTTCTTCTTGTGTTTTTTCTTCTAATTCTTTTTCTAAATCTTTTGCCTCTTTTTCAATTTTGTTAATTTCTTCTTCTGTTTTTGCTTCTTCTAATAGTTTTCTTAGTTCAGCTTTTCTTTTTAGTATTTCTTCTTTACTCATAAGTTCCTCCTAAAATAAAAATAACAGCTCTCCAGCTGTTTTATAAAAACCTATCTTCCTCTCCAGTCAGAAAAAGCTAACTCTCCAGCTAGCTTCTTTCAGTATTATAAACTTAATAAAATTTCTAATTTCCTTTTCTTTAATTCTAATTCTTTAGAATTATTCATGTTGTTTAAAGATTCTAAATTTCTTGCATACACTTCTGTAGAATCGTATGCAGGAATATCTACAACAGATACATCTGTTAGTTGTGTTATTCTATTTACTGTTATTGTTCTACTTTCTGCGTCGTAAGAGTTCATTTCTTCGTCTGCATAAAATCCAAAACTCATTTTGTCTATTAATCCACTTTTAACTGCTTCATAAACAGACACATGGTCTGGAATCTTTTTATTTAAAATTGCCCTTATTTTCAGTCCAATTTCATCTATTATTAGATTAAGCGTTCCTCCTCTTGTTCTTGCTAATATAACCTTTCCGTCAGAATGGTTATATTTAAGTGGAACATCGGATAAATCTACATCACTTAATGCCCTATCACTTATTATTTCTGTATATCCATATAATTCTTTAAATTTTGGTTGCGTAGGTTGGTTAAATTTTATTGCATAGCCTTCTAATATCATTTCGTTTTCATCTTCTAATGCTCTTAGGTTAGCTAATCCATAATATTTATTCTCCACTGTTCTTCCCTCCTTGGTATTCATTTGCTATCTTCTTGTCTATATTATTTAGAGATTGTACTATTCTCTCTCCTTCTTCTCCTCCTAAAGGTGCAAAATCTAATACTTCTCTAATTTCATCTGTCTTTATTACTCCAGCTGGTATTACTACTTTTAATAAGTTTGTTTTGTCTTGTAAACTTGCATATTGTAATCTATTTGCTGTAAATACTATTTTATGCCCTTTTTTTATACTCTCTTTGCTAAAGATTTTATTTGTAAATACATTACTTAATTGCATTGCTAACGGTTCAATTACGCCTTCGTAGAATGCGTTCCACTGTTCGAAAGTGTAATCATTTCTTATTATGCTTTCAGAAATACCATAATAATCAAAGATATTGTAATTTACCTGTTTTAGTTGTTCACTATCTAATGTAATTGGCTTCATATTTATTTCTTGGAACTCTCCTTTAGAGTCCATTGCAGCAATTCCACTTTCGTTTTCTAGGCTTAGGAAATCTCTAACAAATGCATTTTTGCTTTCTTCTATATCTTTAGGTTTCAAAGTCGCGTTATATTTTAAAATTCCTTTTAGGTTTGCTGTTGTTTTTATAGCATTACTTATCCCTTCATTTGCAGTATGCGCTGTTTCTAGGTCTGTTTGCAATACTTTGTTATTTGTTCCAAAAATATCGTGTTTATTGTAAAATTTTCTTAAATGTATTAAATCTGTATATAATAAAAAATACTGTTGCCCATTTATAAATTTAAACTTTAAAAATATATTGCCTATCCCATCTTCAAATAAGTAATAGTTTTGTGCTAAAACTGGATAGAAACCTGTTATAAAATCGTTTTTATCTCTTGCTATATATACAAAAGCATTGTTATCATTTTCTAATATAGATATTATTTTATATATAAAGCTATATGTGTCCATTAATGGATTTGGCTGTACACTTAATAAATAATTAATCTCACCTTTTATATTATTACTTATGCTACTTTTTATATGTCTTGGTATTAATTTTGCTGTGTGTGTTGCTATTCTGTCTATACATTGTCTAGCACATTTACTGTCGTAAGTATCGCCACTTAATGTGGTGAATTGTGCTTCGTAGCTGTTTAACATCTTAAGTTGTGGTTGTTGCATGCTCTGTTCTTGTTTCTTTATATTAAAGATAAGTTCAAATAAACTTCTTCTATTTCTATGTTTCATTTTATTCCCCCTGTAGGACTAAATAATCATTCATTTTTTCATAAAGTACGCAGTAAGCAATTATTAAACTTACTGTTCCATCTATTCTTTGTCTTTGTTTCTGCCCTTTTACAGGACGTATATTATCGTTTTCATCTCTTTTTACTGCTGTATTGCATAGACACCATTTTAAAATTGGATTATTATTATAGTTTACTTTCTTTTCGATTAAATCTGCTTCTAATTGTTTCATTGGGTTACTCATTGTTTTTGCTCCTTGTCTTACTTCAAACATTTCGAAACCATAATTTTTCATTTCTTCTACCCAATATTGTGTGTTCCATGGATCGTATCCTATCCATAATGCAGAAATTTCATATTCTTCATTCATTTTCAGGAACCATTGCGTTACATCACTATAATTAACCTTTGCGCCTTCACATATTGTTACTAGTCCACGTTTTTCCCATTTGTCATATGGGATTTTGTCATCTTTTATTTTAAATTCCAAGCGTTCTGCTGGGATAAAATATTGTTGTAATACATATTTCTTTCCGTATTTTATTATTAATAATGTTGCACACGTTAAATCTGTTGTACTAGATAAATCTACTCCTCCAATTGCATAAGTATCGAATAAATCTTCTAAGTTATATGTTTCTTCATTGTTTGCTATATCAAAAGTTATCCATTTATCTTGGTCATTCTGTCTTATATTAAAGTCTTTGCATAATAAATTCGTTAATTCACTTGGATTATTTTTAGCTCTGTTTACTTTATCTCTTAAGTCTTTAATGTTTTTAATCGTGCCAAGTCCAGGGTTTGCTTGATACCAAGCTAACTCATTTTGCCAATCATTTGGATTGTTTAATTCATATATAACTGGTAAGATTGTTTCATCTACTTTATTGCTTTTTCCTTCATAGCCTTCTATTATTTCAGAGCAATATTCGTATTCATTATCGAATACATTTTCTCTTATTTGTCCCATTGTAGAAGTTTCTAAGAATAAAGGTTCTTCTCTTGCACTCATAGAGTCATACATAACGTCTAACAAGTTTTTATCTTTCCATGCATGAATTTCATCTCCTATTACAAAAAAAGCATTTAATCCATCCAAAGAATTTGAATCGCTAGCTAAAGCTTTAAAAAAGCTTTCTGTTTTGTCATAGAAAAGTCCATTTACTAGCGTTCTTATTCTTTTTGCTAATACTGGGCTTTTCTTTATCATTCTTTTAGCTTCTTCCCAAACAACTTTCGCTTGATCTTTCTTGGTAGCTACAGAATATATTTCTGCTCCACCTTCTCCAGCAGATGTTAACATATATGTTCCTAATCCTGCATCTATAGTAGATTTTCCATTTTTTCTTCCTACAAATAAAATTCCTTTTTTGTACTTTCTTAGACCTGTTTCTTTGTCTACAAATCCAAATAGTGCTTGAATAAATGCTTTTTGCCACAATTCTAATATAACAGGCTTACCAGCCCATTTGCCTTTAGAATGTTTGCAGAATTTTTCTATAAAATTGATTGGTCTATTGCCTTTATGAACATCAAACACATAAGTATGAGTTTCTTCTTCCTCTGTTATCTCATTAAAAAAAGAAACTTGTTTAGGATTGTATAAATCTTGTACAAGTTTCTTGTATACGGTTAATACTTTATTAGATGCTTTGATTGGATTCTTAAGCAAAAATTGATAATATTCTTCTATATATGTAATCATGGCAAATCATTGAATTTTTCAAATTCATCATCTTCATTTACTTTTTTCTCTGCTGGTAACATATCATTCAGTTGCTTAATAATATTCATATAGTTTTTAATTGTTATATTGTATGTTTTTGAAGCTACGCTTTCTTTGTATCCAAATTGTCCTTTACCATTCATGTAAAATTCTTTTATTCCATTTTTCTTTATGTCTTCTTGCATTATTCTTAATTGTACAGAAATAAAAGCTGCATTTTCAATTAGTTTCTCTGTAATTTTTTTTTGATTGGCTGGCAAATCTTTATATAATTTTTTTAATCTATTTTTCTCAGTATTTATTTCTTTTTCAACTTTTTCTTTTTCCTCTTCTGTTATTTCTTCTTTCTGTGCTTCTTCTAATGCTTTTTTTATTTCTTCATCTTCATTCATTTACCACACCCCTCACGTGCAAAAACTTGCGTATTATTTGAATGCCACCTCACCGTTCCTCCCTACCTCTTTATTTTTAAGGCTTATGGGGGGCTAATTAGCGATTGTGGTTTCCAGTTTTTTCCTATTGTTTTCTAATTCTTCGATAGTTTCTTCTATTAATTTTATTTTATTAATA